CCTACAATATGAAAACAAAAATAACTTTAGGAATCTTGGCAATCTTATCTTTCTTTGCACCCATTGAAATTATGGCTATAGTTTTAATGTTTATAATCTTTGTAGACACTGTAGTTAAACTGATATCCCTTAGAAAAATTGCTAAAGAATCTAAAAGAAAATACAGAGATGTGTTTAAATCTAGAATACTTAGACAAGGATATATATACAAATCTCTAGGATATTATATTACAGCTGGTGTGGTGTTTCCTTTAGACTATTATGCATTAACCCCATTTATCAATGGATTACTAAAGTTTTTAAACTTTGATTTTGTTATAGCAGTACCTGCAATACTTACAAACATTCTACTTGGTATATTCTCAATTATAGAACTAGCTTCAATTAATGAAAACTGGTTTGATATTACAGGAAACAATGTACTTAGAAAAACTTGTGATACTGTAAAGAAACTAAGAAAAGGTTTAAAAAACGTATCTGACACTTATAAAGACATCAAGAACTAATGAAACTAGATATTAGTAAAATAGTACAAGCCAGATTAGATTCAGATCAGTTTTATGCTGAGGAGTCTAAGAAGACACAAATCTATCTGCATCATACAGCAGGTGGAGGCAATGCAGTAGCTGTATCAAGATACTGGAATAGTAATGATACAAGAATAGCAACTGCATTTGTTATTGGTGAGAATGGGGACATTGTACAATGTTTCTCATCTAAACATTGGGCTTGGCACTTAGGAATAGATTCAGAAGACTTTACTAAGAATGGTGCAAAGTATCAGAACCTTAATAAACTTTCTGTAGGCATAGAAGTTTGCAACTGGGGGCCATTAAAACTCCGCAATGGCAAATACTATAACTATGTAAATGGTGTAGTTAAACCTGAGAATGTAACAACTCTTGAGACACTATTTAAAGGTACCAAATATTGGTACAAATATTCAGATGCACAGATAGAATCTTTAAGACAACTAGTAGAGTATTTATGTGAAACATATGATATTCCTAAGACTTATAGATCAGAAATCTGGGCTATTGATAAAGAAGCATTTAAAGGAGTACCTGGAATCTATACACATAACTCTGTAAGAAGAGACAAGAGTGATATGTATCCAGATCCTAAAGTAATAGAAATGTTAAAAAACCTATAATATGAAATTTAGAAATGGCTGGCAAGCATCTGCTAAGCAATGGGATAAAATAATGATCAGACTTAGATTATCATCATTGGATATATTTACATTTGAAATGGATATCTCAAGAAACTTTTACTTATTGACTATATTAAATTTTACAATTAAAAATAGATAATATTACTTAATCTTCTCTAAGTAAGGTGATCCAGGTATCTAGTATGCCTGGATTTTTTATTTAAACTTGTTTTATTTAAACTTATTTTATATATATTTGTGTAAACTTTAAATATAATATCATGGAAAACCAACAAATGAATGAGCAATTATCTGCTGAACAATTAGAAGCTAGAAGAGAGGAAATGAAACAATTTTATGAAAGTTCAGTTCCTTATTTAGAAGCACAAGCTAAGTATGAGAAACTACTTACTGAAGTTGAAGAAGCAAGATACAAAAGAGCTACAATGCAATTGCAATATGCAACAATGATGGCTGCTACACAACCATCAGAAGATGATGAAAATGAACCTACTACATTTACAGAACAAGCACCTTCTGGTAGTAAAAAATTAAAGAGAGGTTAATGGCACTTGTAAATCAAGTTCAGAAAAAGGTTAAAATGCCTAAATGGGATGTTGTTAAATTTCAGATTCTTACATATTCGTATATTAATAGAATATCATTAAGTGAATCTGACTTAAACTGCCTTGCATTACTTAGTTTCAATCAACCAATTGAGCTAAGTAATTTTTGTCTTGATGCTTCATCAGAAGAAGATTGGATTTTTAAATCTCCACAAACCGTTAGAAATTGTATAAATAAAGCTGAGAAAAATAAACTTGTTATTAAGGATCCTAACAATAAAAAATTTATAATGTTAAATCCTAATTTAAAAGTTCAAACAGAAGGTATAATACTTTTAGATTATAAATTTTTAAGTAATGACACCCAAGAAAGCAAATAAGTTATACAAAGAACTAACTAAGGAGTTTGAAATACAAGAAGGTTTAGCAGAAGATTTAATTGAATTTTATTATAAAACTTTAAGAAAAAAATTAAGCAACCTTACAGATCTAAGAATTAATGTAGATGGACTAGGGCATTTTGTAATTAAAATTCAAAAGGTAAAAAAAGCAATCCCGCATTATGAAAAAGTTTTAAAGGATCATGACACTTCTACATTTGGTGCTTATCATAATAAAAAAAGTATAGAAGAAAAATTAGATCTTTTAAATAAAATTCATGATAAAGCAGAAACAGAATTAACAAAAAGAAAAAACTTTAAAGATGAAAAATACACTAAAACTAATTTGGGAAAACCGCAAGCAGATAGTAGAGGGGATAACCAATAGTGTTATTAGAGATGAAACAGTAGAGGAAATATCTAGACTTAGATATGATATCTGTGATAGTTGTCCAAGCAAAGGTAAAAAATGCGCAGTAAAAGGAACAGCTCCATGCTGTAATGAATGTGGTTGCTCACTTGGATTTAAAACTAGATCGTTAGCATCTGACTGTCCATTGGGTAAATGGCAAGCAATTTCTACTGAAGAAGAAGAACAACAAATGGAAAAACTATGAGTATAGTATTCAATGCCAAGGATCATAGCTATAGAAGCAATGATGGATCAGAGATCAATTGGATAAGTGTAACAACTTTGGTATCACATTTTAAGATACCCTTTGATGCTGAGAAAGTAGCAAAGAAGGTTTGTAAGAATAAAAGATCTAAGTGGTATGGATTTGAACCAAAAGATATAGTATCTATTTGGAATGCTGAATCAGAAAGAGCTATGTGTCTTGGTACCTTTTATCACAACCAAAGAGAAGCTGACTTATGTGCTTTAGCTTCAATAGAAAGAGAAGGTGTAACTGTACCTGTGTTTAAACCAACAGATTTAAATGACGGTATTAAGTTAGCTCCATCACAAAAACTAGAACCAGGCGTGTATCCAGAGCATATGGTTTATCTTAAATCAGCAGGCATCTGTGGTCAGTCAGATCTCGTAGAAGTAGTTAATGGTAAAGTAAACATTATTGACTATAAAACTAATAAAGAGATTAAGACTGAATCTTACAAAGATTGGGAGGGAGTATCTGAGAAAATGCTCTCTCCTGTATCTAGTTTAGATGATTGTAATTTTAATCACTATTGTCTGCAGTTAAGTATCTATATGTACATGATTCTAAAACATAATCCTAAATTACAACCCGGAAAAATGTTTATCCATCATATAGTATTTGAAACAGAAGGTACAGATAGGTATGGATATCCTTTAACTAGTTATGATCATAATGGAGATCCTATAGTTAAAGATGTAGTACAAATGGAAATACCATATTTAAAAGATGAGGTAATTGCAATCATGCACTACTTACATGATAACAGAGACAAAATTAAAAAGAAATGATAGTAAAACTATTTGACATACAGAATGGTAAAGTAATTCCCACAGAACATTGCTATACCCTAAAGGCTCTTAAAGTGATTATGGACAACTATCCTGATAACTATATCAAGATATATCAGTACTTGTTTTATATGACTTGTCCTAATCCAGATCTAAATCCATTCTTTTACACACCGGATTTAGATAAAGAGTCTTTAATTCTAGAGCAAATAGAAGCAGACTTCTCTACTGAAGATGAAGATATATACATAGCATTGCAGTTCTGCCAGAGAATGTTTGAAACTCCTACATCCAGAGCATATAAAGGAATTGCATCTATGTTAGATAGATTAGGTAGATATATGGAAACTACACCTATCACACACGGGCGCGATGGTAATATTACAGCTTTAGTAAATGCTGCTAAAAACTATGAAGCAATTAGAGCATCATTTAAGGGTGCATATAAAGATCTACAGGAAGAACAATCAAGTAGAGTAAGGGGAGGAATAGGAATGGCATATGATCAGTAATGGAGATATTTGAAAACATACCAACCTATGATAATGGCACTTGGACTGTTACAGACTTTTCTTCAAGAGAAGAGTTTGCACAGTTTGTAAGAGACTTATTTAAAGAACCAGGTAAATATAACTTTGATGACACTAGCTTATTATTTAATTTTGAATCAAGAGGATTCAGAAAAAATGGATATTACTGCGACTCTCCTTTTAAATCCAAAGATTTTATCAATTACTGGGATGAGCAAAAGCTCAGATGTAGGAGAGGAGTTATCTACAAATCAGCAGATAACACCTGGTATCTTACAAGAGACTACTACATGTGGCTTAACTTCTTACCAATATTTGATAAGGAGCAACAAATTTTTGACTTTGCCAAAATACGGGATGCACAGTATCACATGGCCCTCTATGAAATACTGGCAGAACTCAACTACAAGCATGTAGCTATTCTTAAAAAACGTCAGATAGCTTCTTCTTATTTTCATATGGCTAAGCTTTTAAATCAAATTTGGTTTGAAGCTGGGGTTACATTGAAGATAGGAGCAAGTCTTAAAGACTATATAAATGAGAAAGGTTCTTGGAAATTCTTAGATGAATATGCTGCATTCTTAAATGAACATACTGCTTGGTATAGACCAATGACTCCACACAAGGTGATGATGTGGCAACAGAAGATAGAAGTTAGGAAAGGAGATAGAAAGAATGAAGTTGGTCTCAAAGGAACTATGCAAGGCATGTCATTTGAGAAAGATCCAACAAATGGTGTAGGGGGTCCGGTAAAGTTCTTCTTTCATGAAGAGGGAGGTATTGCTC